TAGGTTTAGTTTTGATACAGACTTTGCCGCTTACGCCGCAGGCACAGGTGCTTTTGTCCCTACGACTGCTATATCATTTAATCCTACAATATGGTCAGCGCTTGATCCTAATGGCACAAGTCCAAATATTATTGATTTAGATCAACCTACAGGACAAATTATATCGACAGGAACGACTACAGTTGGCACAGGGCAAGTAGCAATTAACAATACAAATGATGGCAGATTGATTGCATCATTAGATCAATTCCTAGATTTTGGTGGCGCACCGACATTTACAGGATCGGCGGCAACTATTACTGTGGACATTTATGGGCGTGTTGTAGGATTTACTAGCCCTGACGATTTCTTTATGACAATTGCAACATTTACTGCAACTTCAGCCCAAACTGTATTTTCAGTAACAAGAGCATCATCTTATATTCAAGGTCAATGTTTAGTATTTAGAAATGGTTTATTACAAAATGAATCTTTATATACAGATACAGGTGGCGCTACAGGCACAGTTACTTTTGGCACAGGCGTTACTTTAAACGACATTATTATTATTGTTTCATTTAGAGCTACATCAAGCGGCAATTATTATGATCCTACTCAATTAACAGTTTCAACTGTAGGCGCATCAAGTATTGTTTGGGATATAGCTCAAATGCCGCAACAACTTATTAATACAGGCGATTTATTAACCTTTAGCAATACAGGCACGCCAACAACTTACACAGTATCCACAGTTAATTATGGCACTCGCACTATTACATTTACAGGCGCTATAACGGCATCTATTGGCAATAAGGTTTATACTTATAGAGCTTCAGGATCAAGCTATCCTGTCATTAGTCGTTGGGAAGATGATTTAACTTCAGCTAATTCCTATACGCCTACGACATGGGCATTTCGTTCAGGATATGAATTACCATTTATGAATGGCACAGTTGTTAATGAGCAAGACTTTGATATAGTAAGCAATTCAATTACAAATTTTCCTACCACAACTACAGGAAGATTGGTTATAATACAGTTTAGCGCCAATAATTTAACAACGCCTACAGGCACACCGCAAAATGTGGTTACATTTACAGTTAATGGGCAATTAACATATTCATTCCCATTTACGCCTAGCGCATTAAGCGTATATGCTAATGGAACTTTATTAAGACCAAGCGTTGATTATACTGAAGGCACGAATAATTATGTTTTAACAACTGCTTACGATAATAATACAACAATTTTATTACAACAAACATTAGCTCGCGCAGGCGCGGCATAAGGGGAAATAAATGACACAAGCATTTAATTTAAGTCAATTTGCCAATAAGGTAAATTCATCAGGACTAGCAGATTTAACAACTGCCGTAACAGGAACTTTGCCTGTAGCTAATGGTGGCACTAATCAAACCACTTACACCAATGGTCAATTGCTTATTGGTAACACTACAGGAAACACTTTAACTAAATCAACATTAACTGCTGGCGCAGGCGTTACAATTACTAATGGAAGTGGTGCAATTACTATTTCTACCTCTCAAGGTCAATTACAAACGGAATTATTTACAGGGCCAGGCACTTGGACTTGTCCTTCAACAACAACTCAAGTAAGAGTAACTGTAATTGGTGGTGGAGCTGGTGCTGGAAAATTTAATCCAAGTGGTAGCATACCAGGAAAGGCTGGTGGTGCTGGTGGCCTTGCAATAGCAAATGTGCCTGTTTCTGCTCCAGTAACAATTACTGTTGGAGCAGGTGGAGTTGGGGCAACTGGTGGTGGTTCGGGAACATCAGGCGCTACAAGTTCTTTTGGCCCTTTTGTTTCAGCAACAGGCGGCGCAGGTGGGGGTGGCCCAGCCATTGGTGCTAATGGAGCTGGGACTGTTTCAACAGGCACAGTTTTAAGAACTAGCATTGCATGGATTCCAAGTTCACCAAGCCCTCAAACTACAATAGGAACGGGAATATGGGGTGGAACTTCTAGACTTCTAAACGAACCAACAGCAATAGCTTTTTCAACAACAGGAAATTATGCCACAGGTTCAACAGGTGCAGTTCAGGGTGGGCCTGGTCCTACGACATCAGGTGGCGGAGTAGGTGGCATAGTTTTAGTAGAATATATATCTTAAGAAAGGAAAATAATATGAAAAATGCTTTAATAAGTCCTAATGAAAAAATATATTTTGATAATGCTGAAATAGGTGAAAGAATTGCACAAGTTGAACCTGATGGTCAAACTTTTGAAGTAGCTTTACCTTTATATTGGATGCTTTGTGAAGATGATGTAATGGCTGATATTTATTATCTTGCTAATAATGGATCAATACAATTAAATCCAAATTATTCTCAACCTGATGAGGTAACAGACGCACTAAAAGAATTAACATAAGGATAAGATATGAATACAATACAAGAGTTTCAAAATAAAGGATATGTTCATCTTAAAAGCGCATTAGATAAACAATCTTGTGAAATTTTAACTAATGAATTAAAAACATTAGTAAAAGCAAAAAAAACAATAAAAGATTCTCAATGCCCATTATCTGAAGCGGTGCATGGCGCTCAAATATTTGATAACCTACTTGAAGCTATGTTGCCTTATTTTGAGCAACAATTAGGTTTAAAACTTTACCCTACTTATTCTTATGCTCGCCTTTATAATCAACAAGGTGAAGAATTAAAAAATCATAGAGATAGACCAGCTTGCGAAATATCTGCCACCATTACATTAGGATTTGAAGGTGATGTTTGGTCAATTTATATGGGCGATGATGAAGATAAAACGCTTAATGTAAATAAAATAGATATGGAAATAGGCGATGCCGTTATGTATCGTGGTATGGATAAATGGCATTGGCGTGAACCTTACTTTGAGGGAAAATGGCAAGCTCAAGTATTTTTACATTATGTTGATCAAAATGGCCCACACGCTGAATGGAAATATGATAAGCGTGAATCATTAGGTATTAGTAAAACTATTCAAAATGAAATACAATCTTTTGATGAATGTTATAAAATAGATAATGCAATTTCTGAAGGTTTTTGTAAAAAACTTATTGAAGAATATGCAAAGTCTGAAGTAGAAAAGTTACCGCCTGTTATTGGGGGTGGGGAAGGATCAATAAATTTAGATATTCGTAATGTTCAAAGATTGCAATTACCTTTATTTGCTGGCATTGGTGCAACTTTAACTTCTATTGGATTACAAGTTAATCATCAAGTATGGCAATATCATATTACGCATTCTAATCAATCAGAATTTTTAATGTATGATATCAAAGGTAAATATGAAACTCATACTGATACTTTTCATGCAAGATCAAACGAAACTAGAAAATTAACTGTGTTAGCATTTTTAAATGATGATTTTGAAGGCGGTAAGTTTTACATACAAAATAGCCATGAAAGAATGTATCCACAACAAACGCCTGGCACAGTTTTAGTATTTCCTTCATTTATGCCACATGGCGTTGAGCCTGTAACAAAAGGCATAAGATATTCTATAGTTACATGGATGGTGGGTGAATATTTTAAATAATTATGGTAGAATAACCTATCTAACAAGATAAGACCATTCGCCTTCTGTAAGCATATAGGGGCGTTAATTACCTAGTGAGGAAAACATGGCTATCTTTAATAAAAACACCCTTCAACAAGTGTCGGGCTTTGATAATGAAATCATTGCTGGCGAACTTGTTTATAACCAACAAACCTTTTGGAATTTAGCATTTAATACAGACGGCACACCTGTTAATCTTACAGGTGCTACTATTGATGCTTCTATTATTCGCAGACAATTATCTAATATCCGAGATAGTCGTTATGGTCTTACTTTTGATATTGCTGATTACTCACCGCCACCTTCCGCAGTGCCACTTACTATTACTAACAGAGTTAATGCTAACGGAACATTTACGCTTGTAATTGATGAGGGCGCATGGGGTGTTATAGCATCTGATTCTCAATTAGATATTAATGCTGAAGTTTGTGTAGGCTTTTCAGGTCGCATTAAAATTTCATTTCCAGCCGTAGGAACAACACCTGCTCAAGATATGATTATCTTTTTATTATTCTTGGTTCGTTCTGATGGTGTAATAAACTAATATGGCTAATTATTCTATTGATGTTATTGACAGTAATAATATAACTGTTGAAGTAACACCTACTGCTACTACTGAAATTACTATTGATCGTGGTGTTACAGGCGCATCAGGCATATCGGGCTATTCAGGTTTTTCAGGTTACAGTGGAGCAACTGGAGCTGGAACTTCAGGTGTATCAGGCTATAGTGGTTATAGCGGAGCTAGCGGATTTTCAGGAGCGCAAGGTGCTTCAGGGTTTAGCGGACAATCAGGTTATAGCGGAACTAACGGAGCTAGTGGTATTAGCGGATATAGTGGCGCTAATGGTGCTTCAGGGTTATCAGGTTTTTCAGGCATATCAGGTTGGTCAGGATTTAGCGGTATCAATGGATTAAGTGGCTATAGTGGCATCAATGGATTTAGCGGAATATCAGGTTATTCAGGCTATAGTGGCGCGGTAGGTTCTCAAGGAACATCAGGTTTTAGTGGTTATAGCGGTGCAGTTGGAGCTTCAGGCGCATCAGGTATAAGTGGATGGTCAGGCATTAGTGGAACTAATGGAGCTTCAGGTATTAGCGGATTTAGTGGCTATAGTGGCTATAGTGGAAGTGGAATAAGCGGTTGGTCAGGCGCTATAGGAGCATCAGGAACATCAGGTTATAGTGGCGCTAACGGAACTAACGGCGATTCAGGAATTAGTGGCTTTAGTGGATATTCAGGCACATCAGGCTTTTCGGGTTTTAGTGGCGTTAATGGATTAAGTGGATATTCAGGAATAAATGGTTCTTCAGGGCTATCAGGTTTTAGTGGCTTTAGTGGACAAGTTGGTCTATCAGGTTTTAGTGGAGCTACAGGCGCACAAGGCACAAGTGGTTTTAGTGGATTTAGTGGAATTAGTGGTGTCAATGGCGCAAGCGGAACAAGCGGATTTAGTGGTTATTCAGGAATAAATGGATCAAGCGGAATATCAGGCTTTAGCGGTATTAATGGTTTAAGTGGTTATAGCGGAATTAATGGTGCTACAGGTGCATCAGGTTTATCAGGATATAGTGGCTTTAGCGGCGCAATAGGTATATCGGGCTTTAGTGGAATTTCAGGATATAGTGGAATATCAGGAGCTAATGGCGCAAACGGAGCGTCAGGAACTTCAGGCTATTCAGGTTATTCAGGTGCTACAGGCGCACAAGGTCAATCATCAAGTTTCTTTGAATATCATGCTCACACAGGATCAACTTCAGGCTATCCAGGCGATGGCGCGGTTATTTGGAACAATGCAACTCAAGTTAGTGCTACTCAAATTAATGTTAGTCATCTGACTGATAGTAATGTTGATATTGATATTTTCTTATCTAGCTTGCAACCAAGTGAAACTTTTGTTCTTCAAGATAGAACTGCAAGTGCAAATAATCAATATTGGTTAATTACAGGTGCTACAACAAATATTAATGGCGGAACTTCCACTAGCTACTGGACTATTCCTGTAAGTTTAATTTCTTCAGAGGGAACAGGCACTACTGGATTTTCAAACAATCATAATTTATTTTTAGCAATTGTTAATGGCGTATCAGGATATTCAGGATATAGTGGATACAGTGGATTTAGCGGTTTTAGTGGCGCACAAGGAACTAGCGGATTTTCAGGATATAGTGGAGCAGTCGGGGCTTCAGGCACTAGCGGTTACAGTGGCTATTCAGGATCGGGCATTAGTGGATATTCAGGTGCATCAGGTATTTCAGGATATAGTGGCATAAATGGCGCGTCAGGCATTAGTGGTTTTAGTGGAACTAATGGAACAAATGGTGATAGTGGCTTTAGTGGTTTTAGCGGTGCGGTAGGCACTAGCGGATTTAGCGGATATAGTGGGGCGGTAGGCACAAGTGGCTTTAGTGGTATAAGCGGATATTCAGGAACAAATGGAACTAACGGAGCTTCAGGCATATCAGGTTACAGTGGATTTAGTGGCGCAGTAGGTCTTTCAGGATTTAGTGGTATCAACGGAGCATCAGGTATCAGTGGTTTTAGTGGGGCTAATGGCACTAATGGAGCATCGGGCATTAGTGGCTATTCAGGATTTTCAGGTAGTGGCATTAGTGGCTTTTCAGGATTTAGCGGAATATCAGGTTTTTCAGGAACTAACGGCACGAATGGAGCTAGTGGTATATCAGGCTATTCAGGTTTTTCAGGCAGTGGAATAAGCGGTTATAGTGGGTTTAGCGGAAGTGGTATTAGCGGATTCAGTGGATTTAGCGGAACTAATGGTTCTAACGGAGCTTCAGGTATAAGTGGTTATTCAGGTTTTAGTGGATCAGGTATTTCAGGATATTCAGGTTTTAGTGGACTGCAAGGATTATCAGGCTATAGCGGTATCAACGGAACTTCAGGCATTAGCGGCTTTAGTGGAGCTAATGGTGCTAGTGGTTTTAGTGGATTTAGTGGCGCAGTTGGAACAAGCGGATTTTCAGGAATTAGTGGATTTAGTGGTATAAGCGGATATTCAGGAAGTGGCGTATCAGGCTTTTCAGGATTTTCAGGCTATAGCGGAAGTGCGCCTAGCATTACAAGTAAAATGATTTATGATACATTTACTGCAACCGCATCTCAAACTACATTTACCACATCAACTACTTACACTTCAGGCAAAATAGAAGTGTTTGTAAATGGTGTAAAATATAGAAACGCAACTGATGTAACTGTAACTTCAGGCACTTCAGTTGTTATGGCTACAGGATTAACATTAAATGATTTAGTTGATTTAGTATATCCAATTTAAAGGATTAATATGGACAAGATAACACAAGATGCTTTGGCATACTTTAAGAAGCATGATCCAAATCATTATAGATTTTTACTTACAAATAATTATGAGCGAGCGGTTTTTCTTAAAGGCGATCCCGTTTATCCTAGAGAAGCCACTCGTTATTTATGGGCTAATCGCAATCTAAAAGAAAACTTACTTGGACAAAATGTCCTTGAAATAGGTTGCTCTACAGGTTACGGCTCTCAATTCCTTCCAAACAATATTAATTATATGGGATTAGATTACGATCCTCTTATTATAGAGGTCGCACGCGAACAGGAATGGGGCTTAAACGCATCTTTTACTAACGCTGATATTAACACCTATCCTTTAGCACAATACGACACCATAATCGCTTTTGAATTGATTGAGCATCTTGATAACGGACTTGAGATAGCTCAAATGCTAAAGAATCATTGCAGACGACTTCTTCTTACCACTCCGCATAATGAGCCTAAAGGTTTTTGGGGCGAACATCATAAGCTTCATGGCTTAAATGAATCACATTTTCCTGACTTTCAATACAACTATATTAATGAGCATGGTTATATTTCAGAAACCTTACCTGAAATTAATAATGTCAATAAATTTAACCTTATGATTATGCGGTGGGATCGTGGATAAAGTTCTTTGCTCGGTAGCAACTCGTGGTCGTTATCAAACTACTTTACCTTTAACGCTTAACGCTATAATTAATCAGACAAAAAAGGTTGATAAATTAGTTATCTTTGATGACAATGATGAGCCACAAGATATGAGAAATGAGTTGGTGTATAGCTACTTTTTTCAAATGCTGGATATCAAAGGCATTCAATGGGAATGGGTTTATGCTCAAAAGAAAGGTCAGCATCATATTCATCAAATGGCTAACACTATGGGCTTTGATTGGGTATGGCGAGTTGATGATGATGCGATACCCGAACCCAATGTCTTACAAACTTTATTTAATTACACAAGCAAAAAAGTAGGTGCAGTAGGTGGCTCAATACTAACACCGCCATTACAATTTGAAGGCTTTAAACCTACAGGCAAAATAGAAAATATAAATACAGAGCCTAACATTCAATGGTCATTTATTCACAAGGTCAAAGAAGTTGAGCATCTTCATTGTTCTTTTCTTTATCGCGCTGGAGTGCATGATTACAATCTAGGCCTTTCAAGGGTAGCGCACCGAGAAGAAACTTTATTTACTTATGGATTATACCTAAAAGGATATACAATTCTTGCAGCTCCACATGCAAATACTTGGCATCTTAAAAACCCACAAGGTGGAATTAGATCAGAATCAAATCAACAACTATATCACCATGATGAATTAATCTTTAGAAACACTTTAGCTTATAAAGACAAAAAGATTGTAGTTTTAAATGTAGGTATGGGCGATCATATTGTATTTAAAAATGTATTGAAGGACATTACAAACGCTGAAGTATTTACTTGCTTTCCTGATATAGTTCCTGGAAGGCCAATATCTGAAGCTATGTCTTTATTTGGTGACATGGATCAATGGAGTATCTATAAGAAAATGGCTGAATGGAATTGGACTGGTAGTTTAGAAAAAGCATTTAGAAAGCTATACCTATGATTATTATTAGCCCGTATTCTAAAGCTTTAAGAAATGGAAAAACCAATCCAAAGAATTATCCTTACTGGAAGGAACTCATTAGACTAATTGATGAGCCAATAGTTCAAGTAGGCATAGAAGGTGAAGAACAATTAGTTGATGATTTTAGAAAGAATTTATCACTAACAGAACTTGGAAGCCTTGTTGATCAATGCAGAACATGGATAAGCTGCGATTCTTTTTTTCAACATTTTTGTTGGGATCATAAAAAATATGGTATAGTGCTATGGTCTGTTTCTGATCCTATAATATTTGGACATCCTGAAAATATTAATCTTCTAAAGGATCGGAACAATTTGGTTCAAAACCAATTCTTGTGGTGGGAACATACAGAACATGATGCAAATAAATTTGTTAGTCCTGAAATAGTGATAGAAAGTTTAAATGCAAAGTTCTCATGAAACCATTGATGACATATTCGATTTTCTACAAAATAAAACAATCAAAGATATTGGCTCTGATTATTACGATAATAAAAATTATTTGGTTATTTTATTATCTGATGGTTCTCTCTGTTATATATCTTCTAGCGGCGATTTGTTTATGGCTCTCGAGCGCCATCTCATTAATTAGTAGAAAGAAATAATATGGATATGCAAGAACACACGAAACATATATTAGATACAGTTTCGGGCGTTACAGTTTTAGGAACTGTTATGAAATTTTTACCAGCGATTGCGGCAGTCTTATCAATAGTTTGGTATTGTATAAGGATTTATGAGTGGGCGCGTTCTAAAGTTAAAAAATAGACCATGCCTTTAAAAGATAAGAGCAAAACGAAAGATTATTTAAGGGCTTGGAAAGACAAGAACCGAGAAAAAAATCTTTTTCAATTAGCTCGACATCGTGCCTTAAAAAAAGGTATTGAATTCAATATAGAAATATCCGATATAGTTATTCCTGAAACATGCCCTATCTTGGGACTTCCTATTAAAAAATTAATTGATGGTAATCGTGATTTAAGTCCTAGCCTTGATCGCATAGATAATGCTAAAGGTTACATTAAAGGCAATATTCAGGTAATATCTTTTAAAGCTAATGCTATGAAGCTTACTGCTAATAAAGATGAATTAATTAACTTTTCTAATTGGGTGAGAGAAAACTATGAGTAAATATTCGGAAGCTGGTAAAGGATCAACTAATAAGCTTAAACAAAAAAGCTTGTATGATGAGAACTACGAAAAGATTTGGGGTAGTAAAAAGAATAAGCTTTATGAGGAACGCTATTATGATTCCGATGAAACAACTTCATGGGATCAAGATAAGGCTGATATGATTGGTCTTAATAACAATACAGGCGATCACTATATAAAATAAAAAAGGGGCAATTAAGCCCCTTAATTATTTGTGAATACCATTTTCTGAAGAACGCTATTCACCTTATCTAAAATAACTATTTATTCATTACATACATAGTTACTTCAAATCCAAATCTCATTTCTGTAGCTGATGGAGTAGTCCACATAGTATTTATCCTTTATCTGTAACAAGCAAAATTACTTGTTATGCAAATTATGGGCTTTTTGCAAGACAAAACCATCAGTAAAATCATTAAAATGGCATTGCTGAATCAGTTGCACTTGTATTTGATCCTGCACCATCTTTAGGTTGCGGTTCTCTCATTGTTACCCAGCCGTCAAAATTGACAGGGATAGATTCAATAAGAAGTGAAGTGCCGCCTTGTTTATTAGACATTGCAACTCCAACTTTAGTCCAGCGAGCTTTTGTTTCGCCTTCTTTGTTTACATACTCGCCTGTTTTAGCGATTAGATCATGGGTTATTGCCATTTTGTATTTCCTTTAAGTTATTAACAGTAGTTTCTATTTCCTGTAAGAATAAGATCACCTTATCTTCCATTGTTTTAATATATTCATCATCACGATAAATACGCTTCACAAATCCTTCTAATCCAGTAAGGTCGGGATCAAAAGAAACGAGATCACAAAATTCCATTTCAGGCATACAGGCTAATTGCCACATGCATTGGTCGTAATATTGTTCTAATTGTTTGCCACCTGTTAAATAATTATCCAAATGGTTACTTGGATCGGGCGCTTTTAGCTCAATTAAATATGGCTTGTCAGCAAATACAATTCCATCAGGACTGCATTGAGCATTTTCAATTGTAGGATGTTTAACAATGGCTACTTGATCCACAAAGACATTATGCTTAACTTCATACCAAGAACGCGCCAACGGCTCAAGTTCGATACCTCTTATCATTGCGGGCGATTTCCAAGTATCTAATTTTTTACTTGTTAATCTTTCCCTGATTAATTCATTTTTATATTTTCTACGGGTTAATGATTCGCCACCTGATCTGCCTTCAGTAAGCAAATCTGCAATACGGCTACCGCCTATCTTCCCGATGCGGAGCGCTTGCCATTTTTCCGATCCCTGAATTACATCCCTAATAATTCTTTCTTCTAATTTCATGTAGTTTCCTTGTTTAAATTTAAGTTTCTATAAGTAACGCCATCATGCCATTGCTGATCTATTGATTGCTCATAAAGGCTTATTAATCTATCAGGATGAAGCAATAAAGGTTTTTGATTCTTAAAACAAAAAGCATAAAGCAAAGGGCATTTTTCAGAGCTATACCATTCCATAAACATTGGAAACATTTTAATTTCTGAAGCTTTAATATTGGCAGTTCCCTTTACCATTATTAACCCAGCCTTACCATTATTGTTAATATAAAAATCAGGCATATTTCTAATAAAAGTATTAAGGTCATAAAAATTAGGAATTGGATCGTTTTTCTCATCAAAGCCTAATCTTCTATAAAAATATCCTTTTGATTGGCAATAAGATTCAAATAACATTTCCGCTATATTGACGACATTATTTCTTTGTTTATAAGAATAAGTGCCATTCATAATTTCGGACTTTGAATTTTGCCATATAAAGGAGCTAATAAGTATTTATCGCCCAGCTCTCTTTTAATAGCTTCTATTCTTGTTTTACGGGCTTCTATAGCCATTAATTCTTGCGCGGAATAGGGTAGCGTCACTCCGTAAAAATTACTGTTTCTTGATCCTTCCATCATAGCTCCGCCTTTCTTTTATCTTTAGCTTCAATTACCATTTTAGATAGAGTGCGATCATTCTTAACTTCACCCATTACAAAATTATAATTAGCCTGGAGTTCTTCTAAAGTTTCGGAATGATTAATTCTTTGAAGATAATCTGCGGCATTAAGCGCGGCGGATTGGCCATCGTCATCATCAGCATAAAGAGCGCAAAGACTAGATATGGAGTATCGGCGAATATAAGAAATCGCTGATCCTAATCCTTGCGGATCTTGTTTCTGAATAGGACAGACGGCAGTATCCTCAATCCATTCGCCCGAGCTATGGAGTAATCGAGTAGTTAGATGGAGTTTATTGTCGTCTGATGGGCTTAATGATTGAAGTATTGCAATACCATTATCATTAAGTGGCTTTTTAACCGCTTCAATAACTGAATTAATATTGGCATACTTGGATTTAAAATGAGGGTTAGTAGAATCTTTAGCGGCAAATCTAATTTCTTTTTGCGCCGACACTAAAGCTTCAGCTATCTGTTTGATGCTTTCGGAAGTTTTCATCTTATCTTGTCCTAAAAAGTTTCGTTAAATTACATGCGATATTGTATCGTTATAAGCCCATTTAGCAAAGCTATCTCTTTCATAATTTTCAGCTATAAATTTTGCTAGCCTTTTAATTTCCGCATCGTAAACATCTTTAATGCGACCTAGCTTATCATCTTTAGAATCATAAATAATATTCTTTACTTGATTTTGAACTTCAACTTCATCATAAAAATCAGAAAAGACATCCACATTAAAAGCAATATGATATTCAATTAATTCTTGCAAAGATATATGAGGTTCTAAATCTAGGAAATCAGGATCAGGATTCATCATAGTTTGAATATGAATCTTGTGTTGCATCTCTCGTTGCTGGTCAGACATATTTGCCCCCGTAACTTGTTGATTTTTCGTCATATTACACCCCTTTTAAGAAATTGTCTAGTAAAGGTAGTAAGACATAAAGCCACATGCCAAAATAAGCCCAAAAAGCAATTGCATAAATAATTAATTTTTTATTTTGTGTTGTCATATTATTCCCCTATTTCAGATTTGTAAGGATCAATTTGTGTTTGCACATACTCGTAATTACCACTTTGCGAATTATGCTTGAGTTTTGAATTAGGTGCAACAAATTCATATTTGTCGGCAGTCCAATTATATTTAAGCTTGGCTGATGCAGGGGCGTAGTTATATTTATTCTCAACCCAATTGTATCGAAGCTTAGGCGATTCGCCTGCGAATGAAGCGATTGGTAGTGCGATTAATAGTGCGGTTAATAGTTTCATATTGTTTCCTTTAAGTTTCGTTAATAATATGTTGCTAGGTGTTAATATATACCTATCAATAATTATTTCAAGCTTTTTTAAATATATTTATGAAAAATAACGAACACCTGGCACAGACTTTGCTTATTAAATGGTTTAGGCTTCAATATCCATTAATGGCAAAATGTTTGTTTGCTATACCAAATGGGGGCGCTAGGCATATCGGAACGGCCTTGAAATTAAAAGCTGAAGGAGTAACGGCAGGGGTATCTGATTTATTCCTTATGATTCCAGCAAATGGCCTTCATGGCCTATTTTTAGAGATGAAAGCCGATAAAAGTGCAAGATTACAACAAAATCAAATAGACTTCCTTAATCTAGCAGAATCAATGGGTTATGGTGCGGAAGTGGCTTATGGGTTTGAGGAAGCTCAAAAAATAATACAAAAATACTTGCACGAATCATAGAATTCGTTTAATAATAAAAAAGACAAGATAAAAGAAGGGAAATTAATTGCATTACTATCAGCACAATATATCAGACTACAGGGCGGATACAGGCCATTTAACTCTGCTCGAACATGGTTGTTACCATCAACTATTAGATCAATATTATCTTAATGAAGAACCACTTCCATTAGATATAGACAAAATATTCCGATTACTAACTGCGAGGACACAAGATGAAAAGGATGCTATTAAAAATGTGCTTAAAGATTTCTTTATTGAAACTGAAGCTGGTTTTATTCAAAGACGGGCTGATGATGAGATTAAATTCTACCATGATAGGGTAGATCAAGCTGCAAAAGCAGGCCGTATAAGTGCCGAGAAACGGGCGAATTCCAACGAGCGTTCAACGGGCGTTCAACGGATGTTCAACCAACTAATAACTAATAACAAAGAACCAATAACTAATAACAATATAGATATATTGTCCGATTTTGATATATTTTGGCAAGAGTATCCAAAAAAAGTCGGTAAGGAAGCCGCAAGAAAATCTTGGAATAAGATAAGACCTAATTTACAAGATGTTCTTAAAACTTTAGCTTGGCAGAAAACTAGCAAGCAATGGTTTGAGAAGGGTGGACAGTTCATTCCAAATGCTAGCACTTATTTAAACCAGCATAGATTCTTGGATGAGCCGTCTTTATCAGTAACATTTTAGGAAAGAAGAATGATCAATGAAATTTTATGCTTACAAGCTCTTATGTGGGGTGAAGCAAGGGGTGAAGGCAATATGGGCATGGTTGCAACGGCTTATACTGCAATTAACCGCAAAGCCGATCCAAATTATCCGAAAACTATTTGTGAAGTAATTAGGCAACCAAAGCAATACCAATTTTTGGATTATGGTATGCCTACACAAACACAGATAGCTTATTTAGAACCGCTTGCAAAAGCGATTTTAGAAAAAAGGATAAGCGATCCAACAAGGGGCGCAAAATGGTTTCATACTAAAAATATAAAACCATATTGGGCTAAAGATAAAACGATTAAATTATCATACAATAATCATATATTTTATTAGATAAGAAAAGGACAAGAAATGACACAAGATACAACAATGGGTAATTTAGAAACTTGGGTTCGTCAGTTAAATGGCGAACTCAATGTTCAAGATATAGCAAAAACTAGACCAGCTCCAATAGAGGATGTAGTAGCTCCCTATTCGGTATTTTTAAGACATTATGATAAAGTTGGACTTTGTGCGGCCACAAATAAAAGACGCGCTAGTCGATGTAATGTAGAATTTGTATTTGATGGCAATACCCGTAAACTTAAAAGCGTTAGATTGATTAATCAAGATGAAGAATAAAGAACCTGATACTAAAGAATGGCTTTTAAAAGTCCACAGACAAACTCAAACTGATCTTGAGTATAGAAAAGAACTTGCTAGAGATGTTAATGAGCTTGTAGAAGCTTTAGATTGGATGGTTCAAGGATTGACGCAAGGCGATTCAAGATTTGATGAGATTCCTTGTGTTAGAAATGCAAAGGTTATATTAGAAAAACTTAAAGGATAAGACAATATGGAAACTAGAGTTTGGATGGTAGAAGAATTTGATAATAATAATAATCTTGTATGGAAAATGCTTTCTTTCTTTCCGCCCGACACTTTAGAATGGATGAAAGACATTCGTGGTAAGAAGCACAATTTAGTTATATCAGAATTAGGAGTTATAAATTCTAAAAAAATTAATGATATTGAAAAAAAATATGATTCTAGCAAATTTGTGGTTGGCCTTTAAGATTGTTGGTTTTGCTTTGTGGGCAATTGTATTCTTGGTTGTTTCACTCATCTTATTTTATATATGGGAAGAATTTAATGACTAAATTTATAGATTTTGCAATAAAAATATTAATAGTAGGCGGTCTTTTTGGTATATTTTTAGGATTAGCATTAGTGTTAGAATTAACATTTATCCGATGAGTAATTGTATGGAAGTCTTATTTCGCTATATTGTATTTGATGATTTTGGCGAGCCAATTATACGCTTTAGAACAAAGCATGAAGCTGAATGTTATGTATTGCACAGACCTAACCATAAAATTCAACGCTTACCACCTCAACCAAAAGAAAATGTATTTGATTTAATAAAAGACGAGCCACCATTTTGAGCCATTTATTAATTATTATCACAGGAGCTATTTATAGCTATATAAGTTTTGAACAGTTTTATCTTGGAAATAATGGAATGGGTATTTGTTATTTTGGCTATGCGCTAGGTAATGTTGGCTTGTATATGATGGCTAAATAAAAGGATAAGTAATGACATTAAACGATAAGATAGGCTTCAAATCTATGATGGATACGCTAACAACTCTTTATCAAAAACAACCATTGGATCAGGATACATTAAGAGTTTGGTTTGCAAAGCTTGAAAAGTATGAATTTAATGTAGTGACTAAAGCTTTTGATAAGCATATTGATAACAGTAAATTCTTTCCCAGTATTTTTGACATTTTGCAATTGTGCAGGGAAAAGCCAATTGAATTTGCTAGGCTAGAAGCACCGAAACTATCTAAAGAAGCTAATGCGGTCTATGCAGCAAATGTAAATAAATTTGTGCAGGACATAAAGAGTGAAGATAAGAAGCTAAAAGATATGAGGGCTTGGGCGCATCGCATTATTGCTAACCCAAAAAATTATCCACCAATCTCACTTGAATTCGCAAAGGAAGCTATAAATGCAAAATAAATGGAGCAAGGTTAGTAAATATTGCATTGAGCGCAATAATTTTTATATTTCCCGATACACTCTTGCCGATGGCGCAAATAGATTTGTATTATGGGATGGAAACAAAATGATTAAAATACACGATGACGCAAAGGCGCTAAAAGATGAAGCAGAGAGAATGGATAGTGACGCTACAGAATATCAATCAACTACAGATTTATTTGGAAGGTCTTATCAAAGAAGGCAAAACACCACAAGTTACGATCAAAGAAAAGGTTAGTGGTGATAAAAGGTCGCTTGAAGCAAATAAGTTTTTGTGGGGTAAGTTATATAAAAGCATTAGTAACTTCACAGGTTACTTACCTATGGAAGTGCATCTTTTATGCGGGCATCTTTTCTTATCTGAACAGAAAACTATTAATGGAGTTCAAGTTCCTTATGTTCGTTCAACGAGTGATCTTACAATCGAGGAATTTACATTTTACATACAGAATATTGAGAGTTATTTTGCCCAGCTAGGATGGTCAAGTGAATAAGGATGAAAAAAAACACTACGATAAACTGTCGCAATTAGGATGTATAGTTTGTAGGCGAGAAGGATGGGGTTATTCTGCACCTCATATTCATCATATTAGACATGGTGTTGGGTTATCCCAGCGCAGTCATTTTAGCCTGGCAATACCTTTATGCCCAAACCATCATCAAAATGGCGGTTATGGAATAGCTTTACATGCAGGACAAAAGGAATTTGAAAAAAAGTTTGGATCGGAAGTTGAGTTACTAGCAGAAACTTTAAATTTGATTAAAGGAAATTTATGATAGAATTATTGCTTGGCGTTATCATTATGATTATTGCCATTTATCTTATAAATAGGTAATTTAATGCCAACTGCACCTCTTAACACCAAGTGTCGGGAATTAGGTTGCAAGAATGAAAAAACTAGCCGATCCACTTTTTGTTCTGATCATGGTGGGGGTGTAACAGAAAAAGGCAAAGAAAATAGTAAATTATATGCTACCGCCTTTTGGAAAAAACAAAGAGTTATTCAGTTAAGCAAAAAGCCATTATGTGCAGCTTGTTTAATTGAAGGTCGAGTAGTTCAAGCTATTCATATAGACCATGTATTCCCACACAGACAAGATGATAATAAGTTTAAGGTAAATCTATTTCAAAGCTTATGTCCAGCGCATCATAGCCTAAAAACACAAGAAGAAAATGACGGCAAATATTTATATTATTCACCTAATGGATTAATTACTTATACAGACGCAGACTATGACCAAGCTCTTAACGAAACAAAATCTGCGCAAAATATATAAAGCATTATCATTATTACCGCCGTTTAATGAAATGCGAGGAATGCCCCAAGCTCATCGCATAACATTTTCTGTAATAAATACAAATGAAGTAATGGGATATTTTCATACTCATCCTATGCGAATTGAAATAGATAAGATGTGTGATACTTGGGATAAGATATTTGTAACTATGTTACATGAGTGTTGCCATGTTTATTTATTTCATAATGGATATGACGATTACGATCAGCATGAAGAAAGATTTAAGAAATTAGCAAAAAGAGTATGCGATGTTTATATTGGACTTGATGTAAAGGAGTTTTAATGAATAAAGTTATAACATTTATATTGGCGCTTATCATTGGCGGACTATTAGCAATTATTTCTGACCGAGTATTTGCGGCCGATACTAATATCACTACAAATATGAAAGGCATGCCTGTTCCTTCAGCCATTGCGCCTTCTATTTCTACTATGAATCCCAAGATTTGTAAAACAGGGGTGAGTGGCGGAGCTAATACAGGTGTTGTTTCTTTTAGCGGTGGATTTACAGTAGAGGATGAAAATTGCGCAAGAGTAGTTAAAGCAGAAACCTTATCTAATTTAGGATTAAAAGTAAGTGCGGTAAGTTTAATGTGTCAAGATGAATCAATATGGGAAGCAATGGAAATGGCATCTAGCCCTTGCCCATTCGGTGGAGCATTAGGCGATGTTGCTAGACGCGCTTGGTTTAAACGATACCCTGAAAGATTCTATAAATTATATGGCTCGGATTTTAAACTTCCTGTTATTGCTGATAAGCAGTAATGCTTATGCTTGGTATTGCAATTATGTTCCTGATAGCAATGGATACATAACAAATTTACAATGCTATGGTATAGATGATGAAACTGCGCTTACAGGATATTGGTGTCCTTATTATCCTAATGATCCAATATGCGCACCTTACATTCAACCTGTTTGCACAGACGCTACAGAAACTAGAACTTTATCATGCCCCGTTAATTATTCAGGTGCATTAAATCAAGTTAGGTATTATACTTGTAGCGCGAGTAGTTGGTCGGCTTGGCAAGATAGCTCAAATAATTGTGTAGCTGATCCGCCAACTTGTATATCAGCGACAGAAACAAGGACTTTATCATGCGCGAGTGGATACGAAGGATTAATAACGGAATTAAGAGCTTCACAATGCTCCGATCCGTATGGTTTGCCAACTTGGACTGCATGGTCGGAAACATTAAATACTTGCAAGATGACATTGGACAATCAGAACAATGTAACAAGCCCTGTGAGTGTAATAAGCCCTGTGAATCCAAGCGGGATACTCAACACAAGTGTTACGCCTACGATAACCGAATCTGTAATTGCACAGACAGATATTGTGCAGACATTTAGTAACACATTAAATAGCACTACAAGCGAAGTCAAAAGCGAATCTAAAAAAGAAGATACCAAATCAGAGGATAAGAAAGATACAGAGATTATTCCTGGATTAGGAATAGTTTTAAGTTTGGCTTTATTACAAAGCCCAAACAATTTAACTCAACCTAATATGGTTGATTCTTATAATTTAACGCAGGAAAATGATTATGGACTTCAACAAGGAATTTATATGGGGCTTATCACTCAAACAAGTATTTCTGATAGGTTCAACGCTTATAGCAGTCGTAGGAACGCCGATTTATTATGGAATTACGACTTTCAACAAAATGCGTTCGGTCGTTGATTCATACGATGAAAGCAAAGTGCAAGCATTAGAAATTCAAATGAAAGCTCAACAAGAGCGTTTATTAGCTATTCAAGATTCAAGCATTAGAATTAACGAGAAAGCATCAGACGCTATTGCATTGGCTCGTGAAACTTCAGCTATTGCTCGTGGATCACAAAGAGAAGTAGAAGCTTCATTAACAAGCGTTCGTTCTGAAGTTAAGGCTCAAATAGATGGCTTAAACACTCAAATGAAGGCTATACAAAAATCAATGACTAACCCAATAGGAAATTAATATGCTCACCCTTATATCATCTTTACTATCATTCTTTAGTGGCGGATTGCCAAACATTCTTAACTTTTTTCAGGATCGCTCTGATAAGAAGCATGAGATTGAGATGTCAAAGCTTCAAACAGAAAAAGAATTGCAAATGGCAGAGCGAGGTTATATTGCTCAAGCTAAAGTAGAAGAAATACATTTAGAACAATCCCAAGTAGAAGCACAAGCGCAAGAGCGCAATGCTTTATATCAACATGATATTGAAATATCTAAAGGCGCATCAAGATGGGTAGTAAATATTAGAGCTTTAGTAAGGCCTGTAATTACTTATGGATTATTTAGTTTGTTAGTTTTTGTAGAAGTATTTGGTTTCTTTTATGCTATTCGCACAGGTGTTGATTTCCAAATAGCTATGAATTTATTATGGGATGACGAAACACAAATTATATGGGCTTCAGTTGTTTCATTTTGGTTTGGCACACAAGCGTTTAAAAAATGAAGATATGCGATAAAGGTTTAGCAATCATAAAAAAATATGAGGGCTTTTATAATAGGCCTTATTTATGCCCTGCTTTAATTTATACGATTGGTTACGGCCATGTCTTATATCCCGAACAGGCAAGATTGCCATTAGCACAACGAAAAGCATATTTACTAAAAGCAGAACATAACAGAGTATGGAGCAAAGAAGAAATAAATGATTTACTTATTAAAGACCTTGCACGATTTGAAAGAGGAGTTACTATGTTATTCCCTGTGTCTTATCGATTCACTCAAGGAATGTTTAGCGCCTTATGCTCCTTCGCTTTTAATTGCGGGACAGGATTACTACAACGCTCTACTGTTCGCTCTGCTTTGTTACGCGGTGATAAGGATATGGCGGGCGCATCGCTATTGAAATATAATCGTGGTGGTGGTAAAGTCTTAAACGGATTAGTTAAGCGTAGGCAAGATGAATATAATTTACTAATGACATAGGATAAGACAATGGATAAGACAGAGATATTAAGAACTGCTAATGAGTATATAACTAAAGACAGACAATCAACGCATGGACAAGCAGAGAATAACTTCGCTAACATAGGAAGATTATGGTCGGCTTATCTGAATCATCCAATCACTTCTCAAGATGTTGCAATACTAATGACACTATTAAAGATAGCTAGATATAAAGGCAATCCATCTCATGTTGATAATGCAATAGATATGTGTGGTTACGCCGCACTAGCAGGCGAGTTAGGTCAAGGAGCTAATAATGAATCGAAGTAATAACGCTAACTTATTGAATAACTTAAACATTTTAGAGGTGTTAAACGAGCAAGCGCGAAACCAACCTTTCGTAAAAGGGGTTTTCAAAGGGGGGTGTCTAACATGAGTGCAAGAATACCAGCCGAAGTCCATTTAATTCATGGCACTAAAGGCGAAAAAATGGGAACGCTCCTTCCCGAATCTGTGAAGCGAAGAATTCCCGAATCGGAGTGGATGGACAATCCTGAAGCTTGGAGTAAAAAAAGATTTTACAATGAAACTGCCGATTATCTTTTTGAAGTTTATGGCATAGGTTCGGATCAAGAGCGTCACACTCTTACTATGCTGACAGATCAGATTGATACCTATGTGGATTGCAATCGTCATATTGCCGTTGAAGGTTTAGTAACTAGCTTTAATGACGGAAAGACTATTGGTCCATCGCCTTATGTTTCTATTCGCAAAGAAGCTCTCAAACAAATTATCCTTTTAATGAATGAGCTTGGACTTACTCCAAAATCAAGATTAGCAAAACCTTCTTCAATGCCAGCTTCTACTTTAGGAAAACTAATGTTAGGACCACAAGTTAAGAGATGAGTTATTTAACAGGTGTTCAATATGCTCAAGATGTAGTTAAGGGCAATGTTGAAGTTTGCAATAATATAAAATTAGCATGTCAGCGCTTCCTAAACTTTATGGAAGATAAGCATTGGGAATATGAGTTCTTTCCTGAATATGTTGAGCATGTATTAGATTTTATATCTGTTCTTAAACACACTAAAGGTCCTGATGCTGGCAAGCCAATAGTTCTTGAACCTTTCCAAGTTTTACTTCTTTGTGGTATTTATGGATTCCGTCATAAAAAAGACCATGAAAAAAGAATGACAACCGATGTCATTGTTTTTATTCCTCGCAAAGCTGGCAAATCAACTCTTACCGCAGTTATAGGTTTATATGAATTAGCATTCAATGAAGCTGGCGCTGAAGTATTTACACTTGCAACCAATCGCGAACAGGCAACTATTGTTTTTGATGCGGCTCGCTCAATGGTTGAATCTATGCCTGATGAAGTTAAAGCATGGTATCGAGTTTCTAAATACGAAATTGGAAAAGCGAATGACAGTCAAACAATGTTCCGCGCTTTATCTCGCGACAATAAAAAATCAGGCGATGGTAAAAATGCTTCATGCGCCATAATAGACGAAGCAGCTCAAATTGCTGATCGTAATAGTATAGAGGTTATATTTTCAGGCATGGTTGCCCGAAAGAATCCATTAAGGATTTATATTACTACTGCATCATTTACTAAAGACACAAAGTTCTTTGAAGATTTAACGGCCTTTGAAACTATGCTGAATGGCGATGCAATTGACAATCCTCATTGGTTTGGTTTGCTATACGGACTTGATCCGCAAGATAATTGGAAAGACGAAACTACTTGGGCTAAAGCAAATCCTATGCACGGCATTTCTGTATATCAAGATGCAATTAAAGAGCGATGCGAACAAGCTAAATCAAAACCAGCAGCACTAAATGAATTTCTTTGCAAAACTCTTAATGTTTATGTATCTGCTAACACCGCATGGATTGATCGCGACTATTGGGATAAGTCTATAGGCGAAGATAAAGGCGATCCTGAAGAAGTATTCATTGGATTTGACTTGGCGGCAACTCGCGATTTAAATGCAGTTTGCACTTTAAAACGATATGCTTCCGATTATTATTATGCCGATTTTAAATTCTTTTTACCTGAAGAAGCGTTATCCTTGATTCCAACTCATTATCGTGGTATATTTGACCAAGCCGTTCAATCTAAAATATTGCATATTACTGAAGGCAATGTTATGGATGATCGCGAGATTTCTGAATACATAAAACAACAAGCTACTTTATATAATGTTAAAGAAGTAGGTTATGACGCTTACAATGCGGCTTCTTTAGTTGCTAGATTACACGATAATAGTATTCCTGTTAAAAAAGTTGGACAAGGCATGGCGGTTTTAAATAACCCATCCAAGCATGTTGAAAAACTTATTATGCAAAATGCTATTAAACACAATGGCAATCCATTTGTGGGTTGGCAACTAGGCAATTGCGAAGTTTATACCGATGTTAATGGAAATATTAAGATTCGTAAGAACGAAGCAGATAAGAGCGCAAAGGTCGATGGTATAATAGCCCTTATTATTGCGATGCATTGCTCACTAGATCATCCATTGGTTTCTACATCATTTGGATTTAGAAGTATTTAAAGGATAAACATGGCTATACTAGATATATTCAAAAGAAAACCTAATCAAAACGCAAGCGAAAGCAACTCTCTTTTTGGTCAAACTGCACTAGGTAACAACATACTTCGCAATGTTCAAGGCCAAAAAAATCAATCAAATAATCAATTATTATATGTAACTACAAGTTCTGTAAATGCGGCTGGTCGCGTAGTCGATATGTCTATGTTATCGCGCAACTCAACTGTTATGGCTTGCGTAAATGCTAAAGCTAGAGCATTAGCTCAACTACCTATTAAGATCATGGCTTATGATGAAAATGGTAAGCTAGTTGATGCGGTTACTGATCCTAATGTTTCAGCAAGAGATAAAGCAAAAGCAAAATCAGTTTATTATTTATTAAACAATCCTAATAACTATCAATCCTCATACGAGTTTTGGTTTCAATGGTCTATGTGGTATGACCTTTCGGGCGAAACATTTACTGCTTTATGGCGTAAAGAGCAAACTAACTCTACGCTAACCCCTATGGAAATGTATCTTTTAGATTCAACTTTAATAACCGCTCAAATCACGCCAACGCGATATCCTACATATAGGCTATCGACTAGCACTTACGGATTTAATAAAGATGAGCCATTAGATTATTTCCAAGTTATTCATGCAAGTGAAATGGCTTGGCAAGGTAGCGCTGGTTTTAATAAAGGTATTCTAGCAACTGAATTAGTATCACTAGATCAAGATATTGATTTATATAGTAATTTTATTATGCTTAATGGTGCTAAACCTAGTGGCATGTTTGTTACAGACCAAGTTATTCCTGACGCTAAATTTAAAGAAATAGCCGCAAGATTAAAAGAAGCATGGACTTCTCTTACAGGTTCTAAATCAACTGATCTATCTAAACCAGGACAAGGTATGTTGTTAGATAACGGCATGAAGTATATGCCACTAAATATGCTAACACTTCAAGATGCTGACGCACGCGCATTAAAAGAACAAACGATGAAGCGTATCTGCGGATTGTTTGGTGTGCCGCCATCTATGATAGGTATTGGCGAAAGCAAATATAATAATACTCAAACTATGCTTGATGAATTTTACAAATCAACCATGTATCCAATGATTGTTAATATTCAACAAAAGTTTAAGACATCTTTACTAAATGGCTATCCAAATCTTTGTATTGAATTCCAAACTGAAAACTTTTTAAAAGGCGCACCATTAGATCAAATGAATTATGCCGTAGCTGGCGTAAATTCAGGTATAATGACACCTAACGAAGCGCGAGAATATCTTGGCAAAGAAAACTTTGAAGGCGCAGACGAATTAAAAGATACATCAAAACAAACTAGGCCTATTAGTGGCACTTCACCGCAAGATACGGGTGGCGGTGGTAACACTTCTAGCGTTGGCAAAACAGGTCAGGCAGGTAAAGCCTAATGACATTAAAAGAGCTACTCGACAAATTAACGCAATCCGCTTTGAAAAGAAAACCAAAGCCGATTGAAACTAACGGAATGAAAAAAAAGGGAGTTCCAATCAATGATTAATAAACTAAATTTTGAAAAGTATTTTTTTGAATCAAAAGTTCAATTAGGTGTTAAAGCCGATGAAGCTTCCGATTATAGTGGTGTGATTGAAGCGACAGTAACAACTTTTGGCCCTAGAGAAGGTGCTGATGGTCGTAAATTCAATTATAAAGCTGAAGGATTTGCTGATTGGATGGATGAATTTATGAAATCAGAAAAACCTTTGCCAATGTATTTCCAACATAATGATATGTCAATGCCAGTCGGTGAATGGTATGAATTTATGATGGATGATGAAGGCATGCATGCAAAAGGTAAGATGTTTGTCAATACAAGCATGGGTAAAGATTTATATACCATTATGAAGGAAAGCCCTAACCTTGTTGGCGGTGTTTCTGTAGGCGCTTACGCAGACGAATACTGTATGACAGATAAAGAAGGTAATGTTTTAGCAGAAGATGATGATATGGATGAAGCTTATTTCCAAATTACTAAAGGCGGATTAAGAGAAGTGTCAATTGTTATGCAACCAAATAATTTAGATGCTGAAATCTCGAAATTAGAGTGCTTTAGAGCCGATGGTTCTTTAGACTTAAAACTTATCGAGAAAGCATTGCGTGATGCAAAACTTTCAAGAAAAGATGCGACCACCGCATCTTCAATTTTCAAACAAATTTTAGCAACTCGTGATGAGCCTGAAATTAAAGTTGAAAAAGCACCTATTCAGAGTGATGCTGATGCGGTGGTAAACCAAGAAGCAGAATTGCTTAAAGCTTTTGAGCAAAGAGAACTTCTTAAACATCTTAACAATCGTTTAAAAGGATAAATCATGGAAAAAATCATTGAAAAATTAGACGCTATAGAAGCGGCAAATTTAGCGAAAGTAGCTGAAGTAACAACTACTGTCGATGCTAAAATTGCTGAAACTGTAGCTTCTTTTGATGAAAAAGTAGCAGCACTTGAAGCTAAAGTTGCTTCAATTAACTCAACTCCAGTAATCAAAACATACAAATCAATTTCGCAAGAAGTTAATCGTATGGTTAAAGGCCAACTTGCTGAATTTGTAAAAGGCAATGGTCGCGTAGAAAAAGAAATTAAATTATTTGAAGATGCTGGTCAATATGACGCATACCTCAAAGAAGCTTCAACTCTAACAGGTTCAGGCGCAGGCATTGGTGGTAGAACTGCTTATGATCCAGTATTTGCGGCATTGCGTTTAGAAAATCCTATGCGCGGTGTATCTCGTTCAGTTGCTACTGATGGTTCTACATATCAATTTAGAGCTAAAACAGGTGATGCTGGCGCTGGTTGGGGTTATGGTATTGTTAATAATACTGCGGCTACAACTGAAGCAACTGCAATTTGGCAATTAAATCTTAAAGACTTAAATGTTCAATTTCCAATTAGAACTGCGGCTTTAGATGACATCGATGGTTTAGAATCTAATGTAGTTTCAGATATGTTAGCTGAATTTAGCCAACGCGAAGCTATCAGTATGATTACAAACAACGATCAAGGTGCGGCTACTGCAACAGGTGGTGGTGGTTCTGACGGCTT